ATCCGTTCGCACCTATGAAAGGACAAGATGAGGGACAAGTTTTACGATCACTGGTAGTAGTGGGTATAGCTCCCGTTTTACTGTTACTTGATTTTTTTACAAATTGAATATTCAATTATAAGCCCTCTCTTTTATTGTGTTCTAACACTTTAACTATTCCAGAAACGACATAATACAATTCCCTTGCAGTCATTCTATAATTTGTAATTTCTGTTTCACCGCTATTATTTACATAGCGACAGAGCTTATAACCCCCATTGGAACTATCAATATTGTAACGACCCGTTAACGGTTTACGCGCTACATCGTCCCATTGGTCCGCGCTTCCATGCGTTAGGATGTTTAAGCAGTCGACCTCGTGTCTAACAGTCTTAATTGTAATAGCCATTATTTCATTCCCCTTTAGAATTGGTTATAGGTATTTAGCTATCTCTGTTTGAATCTCTTTTATTGCTTGCTTGCTCATTGCAGATCTAAGCATCGATTGTAAATACTTTACAGCGTATTCCTTGTTCCCATTGCTTGCCGCTTTTGATGCGATTTTAAAATGTCCAATGTGTTGTTTTTGCATTTTTGTATTCCTCCTTGTTGGTGTAAATAATTACAGTAAAGTTATTATCGGTTCTTAAAAAATAAAATCAAGTTTTTTTTTATTTATTTGTACTGATCTTTTATACAGTAGTTTTATTTTTGTTTGTGGCTTAGATAGTCGGTTGAATTTTGATTGGGATTTGATTTGGTGATTGGGTTCTATGGGTGCATCCCATGCGTACACATTCCAGTTTTTTACGCATAGCAAGCGCAAGCGGGTATATTCAGGCAGAATTTACGCGATCCGAGGGATTCCTGGGTGGGTCTATTTACCCGCACGGGGGCGTATGCGCGCGCGAGCTTTTAATTGTAGTTGCCCCCCAAATTTGCAGCAGGCAAAATTAAAAAAAGCTGTAAAAAATACCATCTCTGTAACGCAGCATACATAGGCGTTGTAACAATAATTGCTTAATCCTAAAAAAGAGAGTTAAATATGCAATAATTTATCTTCTATTCTATATACGGCAATGTGATGAGTGACACTAAAGATACACCTGTAAAGCGTAAGCGTGGTAGACCAAGGAAGTCTGAGATAACACCTGTGAAAAGAAACAAGGTGGGCAGACCCAAGGGCGAACACTCCGCTATGATAGAAATGAAACAAAGGTTTCTAGCCAGGAGAGACACAGAGAGCGTAATAAACTCTATCTTTAGAGCAGCCGTAGACGATGACCATAAGAATCAATCAGCAGCATGGAAGTTGATTGTGGATAGAATCTTACCTCAAGGGTCATTTGAGAAAGATAAGCTAGGCGGTAAGCCTATGGTAAACATTACTATCTCTGGCGTTGGAGACACAGCCTCTATTACGGATGAGCCTGTTAATATCATAGAAGGAGATGTCGATGAGCTTGATTGACACTCTTGTGAGACACGAAGGACTCAAACACAAACCTTATGAAGATACTACGGGTCATATGACTATAGGCGTAGGACGCAATCTAAGCTCCGTAGGGCTATCTGACGATGAGGTGTACTACCTCCTCAAGAATGACATAAGACGCTGTGAGCAGGAGCTAGAGAACTCTCAGAGGTGGTATAAGGATTTAGACAGGGTCAGACAGGAAGCAATGATTAATTTATGTTTTAATCTTGGTATTACGAGATTAAGAAAGTTTAAGAATGCCTTGAGAGCGATGGAGGTAAAAGACTACGAGGATGCTGCAGATGAGTTCTTGGATTCGCTGTGGGCAAGACAAGTAGGGAAAAGAGCGTTTGAAGTCACTTACATGATACGAACAGGAGCATATTATGCCAATGGTTAGAGGAAAGAAATACCCATACACTACTGCGGGAAAGGCTGCTGCTAAGAAAGCAAAGATGTCGCCTGCGAAAAAGAAACCAATGAAAACTGGAAGGAAGCGATAATATGGCTGACGGTCTTTATAAAAACATCCAAAACAAAAGACGCAGGATAAAGGCAGGTAGCGGTGAGACTATGCGTAAACCTGGCAGTAAAGGCGCGCCTACCAACAAAGCTTTTAAGCAGGCTAAGAAGACAGCAAAGAAAAAATAATGGATTTAAATATATCCTTACTGGATTGGCAGAAGAAGGTCTGGAACAATACGACTCGTTTCAAGGTTGTGTCTGCGGGGCGTAGGACAGGTAAGTCGCGCCTTGCAGCCTATCTTCTGTTAGTCAACGCATTAAAGTCTGATAGAGGGCAGGTTTTTTACGTTGCACCTACTCAGGGTCAGGCTAGAGACATTATGTGGAATCTGCTTATGGAAGTAGGCAGGCCCGTGATTGAAAGCTCCCATGTGAATAATATGCAGATCAAGCTAGTTAACGGAACAACTATTAGCTTGAAAGGAGCGGATAGACCTGAGACTATGAGGGGTGTAAGTCTGAAGTTTTTAGTTCTTGATGAATATGCGGACATGAAACCAGATGTATGGGAACTCATACTAAGACCTGCATTAACAGACCTAAAAGGTGAATGCTTATTTATTGGGACACCTATGGGTAGAAATCATTTTTATGAACTCTACAAACTAGCCAGTTTAGGCGAAGACCCGAATTATAAAGCATGGCACTTTACTTCATACGACAATAACCTTTTGGATAAAGATGAGATAGACGCAGCCAAAAGATCTATGTCGTCTTACGCTTTTAGACAAGAGTTCATGGCTTCGTTTGAAGCTAGAGGCTCTGAGATGTTTAAAGAGGATTGGGTTAACTTCCAAGAAGACGAACCCGATACAGGCGATTACTATGTAGCCATTGACCTTGCGGGATTTGAAGAGGTAGGCAAAGCAAAGTCTAGAAATAAAAAGCTTGACAACACCGCTATTGCAATAGTAAAGGTAGGAGAGTATGGTTGGTGGGTGAAAGACATAGTCAGCGGTCGTTGGGAATTAAACGCGACTGCCGAAAAGATATTTCAGATAGTTAGAGATTATGAGCCGATCTCTGTGGGAATAGAGAAAGGCATAGCAAGACAAGCCGTGATGTCTCCCCTTACGGATTTGATGCGTAAGTATCAAAAGTTTTTTAGGGTCGAGGAGTTAACCCACGGTAACAAAAAGAAAACTGACAGAGTTATGTGGGCGTTACAGGGTAGATTCGAGAATGGAGTCTGCACTTTAAATAAAGGAGAGTGGAACATCCAATTTATGGATGAGCTTTTCCAATTTCCTGACCCACTAACACATGACGATTGTGTGGACGCTTTAGCTTATATAGATCAATTAGCTAAGGTGTCTTACTCATATGAGTTTGAAACACAAGACTACACAGTATTAGATTCGGTATCAGGATATTAATATGCTAGATAGCAATGAAAATCAATTCGGCATAGAAGAAACCTTGGAAAGCTGGGTTATTAATAAGTGTGATGATTGGCGCGATCACTTTGAATCTAACTATGAGCAGAAGTTTGAAGAATACTACAGGCTATGGCGTGGTATCTGGTCTGGTGCTGACAGGAACAGAGAGTCAGAGAGATCTAAGATTATCTCGCCTGCTTTACAGCAAGCCGTAGAATCCTCGGTTGCAGAGATTGAAGAAGCCACATTTGGTCGTGGCAAGTTCTTTGATATGAAAGACGATATGCTAGACCAAGAGAAGCAAGACATTGTTTACTTGCGGGAAAAGCTATTAGCAGATTTTAAAAAGAACAAGGTAAGAAAAGCGGTAGGTGAGTGTTTAATTAACTCCGCTGTATTTGGTACGGGTATTGCTGAGATTGTTCTTGAAGAACAAAAAGAGATGCGTCCTGCTGCACAGCCTATTATGGAAGGGCAGTTACAGGCCGTAGGGGTGGAGATAGCGGATAGAACAGTGTGTAAGTTAAGACCTGTTCTTCCTCAAAACTTTTTAATTGATCCTGTTGCGACAAGTGTAGATGATGCAATAGGCGTAGCAATTGATGAGTATGTCCCTGTTCATAGTGTAGAGATTCTACAAGAGAAAGGCGTGTATAAAGATACGCCTTTAGGTTACGCGCCAGAGGACTCGGACTTAGACTCAGACCCAGAACTTACCACGCAACCTACGGATAAAGTCAGGCTTACTAAATATTATGGTCTCGTCCCCCGCCATCTTTTAGTAAACGATGATGAGTATGAAGAGGTTGAACAGCTAACAGATGCTACGGAAGACGAAGGCTACTATGCTGAAGCTATTGTAGTAATTGCTAACGGTGGTACTTTGCTCAAGGCAGAGATGAACCCGTATATGATGCAAGACCGACCAGTAGTCGCATTCCCGTGGGATATAGTCCCTGGACGATTCTGGGGTCGTGGCGTTTGCGAAAAGGGATACAACTCTCAGAAAGCATTGGATGCAGAGCTTAGAGCAAGAATAGACGCACTAGCTTTAACAGTACACCCAATGATGGCAATGGACGCAACCAGATTACCTCGCGGGGCTAATCCTACGGTAGCTCCAGGCAAAATAATACTAACCAACGGTAATCCTGCGGAAGTATTACAACCATTTAACTTTGGGCAAGTTTCTCAAATTACATTCGCGCAAGCTGCTGAATTACAAAGAATGGTTCAAACAGCAACAGGTGCTATAGATTCTGCGGGTGTTCCAGGGTCTATCAATGGCGAGGCGACAGCAGCAGGCATTAGTATGTCGCTAGGTGCTATTATCAAAAGACATAAGAGGACTTTGGTTAACTTCCAAGATTCTTTCTTGATTCCGTTTGTTACTAAGGCTGCTCATCGTTATATGCAGTTTGAGCCAGAGATCTATCCTGTTGCGGATTATGTATTTGAGGTAACGTCTTCTTTGGGTATAATCGCCAGAGAATACGAGGTAACTCAGCTAGTACAGTTATTACAAACCATGCCTGCTGACTCACCAATGTATCCTTCTTTGATTCAATCTATTATAGATAATATGAATCTAAGCAACAGAGAAGAGCTAATAGCCACGCTAGAGCAAGCAGGACAGCCTAGCCCAGAAGCTCAAGAAGCAGCGCAACTAGCGCAACAAACGCAGTTCCAGTTCCAGCAGTCGCAAACAAATGCGCTTAACGGACAGGCTGCGGAGTCTCAGGCAAGAGCAGGTAAGATAGCAGCAGAGACTAAAGCTATCCCTGTAGAGCTTGAGAATGACAGAATTAAAGCAGTATCCACTAACCTACAGGTAGGTACTGAGGATGATAAAGAGTTTGAAAGAAGACTCAAAGTGGCAGATACTGTATTGAAAGAAAAGAAATTAAATCTTGAAACTGCTAAGGCATTGTCTTAATGGATCAAGAAACAGAAAAGTATTACGATTCTTTGGCCGATATGTTTATGACCGAAGGATGGAAAGGACTGCTAGATGAGCTTAGAGCTAATGCAGTTAATATAAATTCCGTTGAGGCCACAAAAGATAATGATGACTTAATGTTCCGTAAAGGTCAGTTAAACATCTTATCTTTAATTCTCAACTTAGAATCTACGATAGATCATATCCGCAAGGAGGGTAGCAGTGTTACTGTTTAACTTTAAATGTGCTGATGGGCATATACATGAGGCTTTTGTAAAGCTTGATGAAGTTAGAGAGCGTCCTTGTCCAACGTGCGGAAAGATGAGTAGTACGATTATCTCACCTGTCAAGATTGCACTTGATCCTATTTCTGGTCACTTTCCTGGAGCGACTATGAAGTGGGCTAAAGATAGACAGAAGAAGATAAAACATGAACGCAAGGTAGCCGATTCGTAAGTCCCTTGTGGGGTAGCTTATATGTTGGTCTTGTTTCCATAGGAGTTTAATAGTGGCGCAAATTATTGATGAACCTTTAAAAGAGGTAGATGATAAAGAAACAAGTGAATTAGTCTCGGAAGAGGTAGCTAATGTAGAAGAACCACAACCAGAACTGCCAGAGCAATACCAAGGTAAAACTCCCGCAGAACTGGTAAAGATGCAC